GCTTTGGCTGAAAAGTATGACCGTCTTGCTTTCCGTGCTATCACCCGTGGTGCACGTAAGGCATCTCCTATCACCGCTACCAACTATGTTGAGCCCGGTGGTACTCAGATTCGTGTTGGTACTACCGCTAACGATTCTGACGCTTATGTGGCTGCTAACCTGGTGTCTGCATTCTACGATGCTGCTGCTGCCCTGGATGAAAAGGGTGTGTCTAGCGATGGTCGTGTGGCTGTGCTTAACCCCCGTCAGTACTATGAGCTGATTCAAGCTGTTGGTACTAATGGTCTGGTAAATCGTGATGTCCAAGGTACTGCTCTGCAGTCCGGTAACGGTATCATCGAGATTGCTGGTATCAAGATCTACAAGTCCATGAACATTCCGTTCCTGGGTAAGTACGGTACTGCTTACGGTGGTACCACTGGTGTGACCGATCCTGGTAACACTGGTTCGTTCGTGGCTGAAGCTCTGGAGAATGCTTCGGATGCTTCTACTGGTATCAACAACGATTACGGTACTGCTGCTGAAGTGGGTACCAAGTCCTGCGGTCTTATCTTCCAGAAGGAAGCCGCTGGTATGGTGGAAGCTATTGGTCCTCAAGTGCAAGTGACCAGCGGCGACGTGTCCGTCATCTACCAAGGTGATGTGATGCTGGGTCGTCTGGCTTGCGGTTGTGATTACCTGAACCCTGCTGCAGCTGTTGAGCTGTACGTGGGTGCTGCCGCTCCTTCTACCTTCTGATTTATATGGGGGTCTCTTCGGAGGCTCCCTTTTTTTAATTATTTATTGAGAACAATTCTCATTATCAACTATGCCTTTCCCTACTACTGGCTCCAACACTGAGCTACAAGCTGTTAATCAGATCCTGGCGTCAGTTGGTCAGGCTCCTGTTACTACGTTGACAACTGAAGAAACCTTTGTAATGAGCGAGGTTAGTCGTTTTACTGGATCTATTGCTGGTACTACACTAACTACTACAACTGCTAACATCCCCATCGGTACCTACATCGGTGGTGAGGATGTTGTAGCTGGAACTTCTATTGCTACTGCAGGTGTAGCACAAGCGACTGATCCTGTAACGTATGAGTACACTGTGAATATTTCACAGACTGTATCAGAGCGTTCAATGACTCAAGCCGCTGTTACAAGTACAGTTGAAACACAAACCAACCCGGACGTTGCGATTGCACTCAGCACTCTTCGAGAAGTGTCACGTGAAGTACAGGCAGAAGGCTGGTCTTTCAATAAAGAATATGATTTTCCCCTTACACCAAACTCTAATAATGAGATCCTGATTCCTAACAATGTCCTACAGATGGACTTGAATCAGAATTATCCAGTCAACCTAAATCGAGATAGTGTCAATCGTGGAGGTAAACTCTATGATAGGACAGCACATTCATATACTTGGGATGATGAAACTGTTTATGTAGACATTACTTGGTACTTTGATTGGGAAGACATTCCTACCCCTGTTCAAGCCTTCATCGTAGCTCGTGCCGCTGCTATTGTATCTAGTCGTATTATTGGTGACCCAAATCAGTACCAAATGCTTCAACAAAAGGAAGCCTTTGCACGGTCTATGGCTCTTGAGTATGAGTGTAATCAAGGGGACTATACATTCTTTGGTAGTCCACAAGGTCAGAACTATTATCAAAGTTATCAACCTTATCACACATTGTATCGCTAATGCCTGCTGTAACCCAACTAACACCAAATTTTCTTGGTGGTGTCTCTCGGCAAAATGATGACAAAAAATTAAACGGACAAATAACTGAGTGCATTAACGGTTACCCAGATCCTACCTACGGTCTTCTTAAAAGAACCGGGATGAAGTTTACTAATGTGCTAAAGAAAGCTAATGGTACTAACTTCACCAAAGCTGAACTCGATGGAGCTGCTTGGTTCTTTATTGAACGTGATGCTGCTGGGTCTTACATTGGTGCTATTAAAGGTACAAACATTTATGTATGGACTGCAGCTAATGGTACTTGGTGTACAGTAACTAACACAGGTACTGGTTACCTAACTGGTACCAAGCAAAGTGACTACCACTTCCGTAGTGTACAAGATACCACAGTCATCACTAATAAGACAGTAACTACTGCTATGCAAGCAGCTGGTACCTTTATACCTAACACAGTAGCTACTGTTGTCTTAACTACGTTGACTGCTGACTTTGAGTATTCAGTAACTTTGCAAGGTGTTACATTTACTGTGACTCCGCAGACAAGCAGTACGTATGATGATATGTTACTGTTTGACGCAGCTGATATTAACACTAATCACCACTTAGTTGATGCTGTTAGAGCTGGTATCCTTGCTCAACAAGCAGCAAGTAATCCTGACTTTGATGGTATCTGGTATCTTGAAGGCTACACCAATAGCCTTGTTATTAAACGTGGTACAGGTACTAATGCTGTTGTCACTGATTACTCAGCAGTAACTGGTACACCTACTGCATTTACAATTGATGCAAAAGGCGGTTTTAGTAACACCGCTTTGTATGCGTTTGAGGATCAAGTAGAGAACATCACAAAGCTTCCTACTGAATCTTTCAACAACCATAACGTAGAGATCCTTAACAGTGCTGCTGAGGAAGATAATTACTACGTTAAGTTTGTAGCCTTTGATGGTGTTAAAGGTCGTGGTTATTGGGAGGAAGCAGCAGCACGTGATGCCTCACCTGGTCTTAATGCTGCTACAATGCCTCACCAGCTTCGTGCTACCAGTCCAACTTCCTTTGAGTTTAAACCGCTTGTTTGGAATGCACGTCAGGCTGGTGATGATGTAACCAGTCCTATACCTTCCTTTATTGGGTATCCTATTACTTGTACATTCTTCTATAGTAATAGGTTTGGTGTACTATCTGAGGATAATATCTTCCTTGGTACAGCTAACGATCCGTTTAACTTCTTTGTTAAGACAGCTCTCACTCAAACAGCTTCAGATCCTATTGATTTGAACGTTGCTAGCATTAGACCTGTTACCTTGTCTGAGGTGTTACCATCACCACAAGGTTTGTTGGTCTTTAGTGAACGTCAACAGTTCCAAGTATTTACTACTGATGGAAGTGTGTTGACACCTACCTCTACTATTGTTCGTGCTATCTCTAGTTATGAGATGGACACTAACATTTCACCTGTTGATGTTGGTACTACCTCTGCTTTTGTCAGTAGTGTGTCTGGCTACAGTAAACTATTTACCCTTCAATTGAGGGACGTTGAACAAAACCCTACTGTTGTAGATATCAGTAAGGTTGTTCTTGAGTGGATTCCTGAGACTATCAGTGATCTAACTGTTAGCCCACAGAACTCTGTTATCATGTTGGTAGATAGAGGTACACAATACCTATATCTCTTTAGGTACTATAATAACGGTGAACGGGATGTATTCCAAGCTTGGACTAAGTGGCAGCTACCTGGTACTATTCAAGCAGCTAAGATTCTTAATGACTCAGTTGTTATCATTTCTCAACATGAGGATGAGTACACCATTGGTTCTATCACCCTTGATGAGATACCCTCAGGAGAGGTTGTAGCAGGCGCTAGTAGTGTTATAGGTAATCCGTGCCTAGACATGTTTACAAGGCCCGTACAGCCTGCTGTAGGTGTCAATGCGGTGGTGTATGATGCAGTAAATGATGTAACCAAACTCTATACACCATTTACACCATTCCAACAACGTCAGGCTGCAATGCTTCTCGCTAAACCTCAAGCAGACCTAAACAACCCATCAGAGTTGTTGAAGTCTGATGCAGGTTATTGGTTGGCTGCAACTGAACGTACAGAAATTGGTACTGGTTACCGTTACTTTGAAGTCCAAGGTGATTTCACATCTTTTGCTGATGGCATCGTTATAGGTTATAACTACACTTTTGATGTAACCTTACCTAAATTCTACTTTAGACGGAATGATACAACTACTGATTTTACAGCTACCTTAACTATTTCTAGGGCTAAGTTCTCAGTTGGCAGGACTGGTGTTATTCAATTCCAGCTAAAAGCAGTAGGATCTAATCAATGGGTTGATGTACAGCATGTAGCAGATGCTGACTACTATTCCGCCAATAGGAATCCTGTTGAACCTGAACATATATTTATTGTTCCTATCCACCAACGTAATACAAACTTTGAACTAAAGGTGACAAGTAGCTCACCTTATCCTGTATCGTTAGTATCAATGATGTGGGAAGGTAACTATTCACCACGATTCTATAGGAGGACTTAATTATGGCAGCAGCTATATTTGCTGGTATTGGTGCAGTTACCGGGTTAGCTCAAGGTATCTTTGGTGCATCACAAGCTAGCAGTCAAAATGCAGAAGCCGACAGGCGATACAGAGAGCAGTTAAAGCGTCAGAAAGAAATCGCTAAAGCTACTAACAAATACCAACGGGAAGTCTTTCAAGCTGATAAAGCTAACTACTACGCTCAACGTGATTACCAGTTTGAGATTGCCACACAATCTTGGCAACGTCAAAATGAGATCCAAGATTTCCAATACCTACAGGATCTACGGGCTTATCAACGTGATATTCAAATCCGTGATCAACAGCTTAACTTTAATGATCTAGCAGCTAAGCAAGCATACGCAAACGAAAGTGCAGCTCTTACTGGTCTTTTCACTCAACAGATGTTTGAACGTCAAGACCAAGTAATGGGTC